CAAAAGTTAAAAAACCTCGCAAAAATGGCAAGCGATAACAAAAACATTTTAGGAAAGGCAAGGGCTAAATTTATCGAACTTTATTCACGTGTGATTAAGATTACAGGAGAAAAGGACGATTCGATATTTCATAACGGCGAAAATAATCTTTACCCAAATGAAATTGAACTTGCTATTTTAAATTCGCCGTCTGGGAAGAATGCGTCAAAAATGATGGCTAAATTTATTTCTGGAAAGGGCGTTGAAAATGATATTGTCGTAAATGAAGCAAAAAATTATAACCTTTCTAAAATTGTCAAAATTGCATCAACAGATGTTTCAAGACAAAACGGGGTATTCTTTCACGTTGGCAGAAAATTAAATGACACTTTGGAGTTAGTTCCTGTTTTGGATATTTTGGAATATACTAAAATGAGAATAGGCAAAGAAGACGACAACGAAACCGTTACAAAATATTGGTTCAAAGATTATGAAAAAACAAAATCTTATTTAGGTGGCGACAAAGATAAATCATATTTCTATTATCCTTATTCAGACAAACAAAATGTTATTTTAGAACAGATAAAAGCCGACTATAAATTGGCTGGTGGCAAAGATATGGACGTTGATTTGTCTGTAATGCTTCCGTATTACAGAGGTCAGGTTTATTATATGAATTTAACGCCAGAGTTTAAATATGCGTTATCGCCATTTGATGCCGTTTACAATGACTTAGACAGCGAAAGCAGAATTTCAATGTATATTAATCGAAGTGTTCGACAAGGATTTTTAGGAAAAACTTATGTAGTTACGGCAGGATTGGATGAAGAAGACGAAAAACAAGTACAAGACGATGTGAAGTTGTGGTTAGGCTCTGAAAATGTAGGTGGAACTTATCATTTTTCTATTGGCGCGACTGATGACATTGACAAAGTGTTTAAAGTTGGTCAAATGAAAGCTGAAATAGACGAAAACCTTTTTTCCGAAACGAAAGTAACCATAAAATCAAACATTTACGCTGCTGCAAATAATATCCCAGAGCAATTAATTAAGTCGGATAATACATTGTTTGGCACAAGTGCTGATACTTATGTAGAAATGAAAAAGTTTTACACCGAGCAAACACTTGACGAGCGTACCGAACTTGAAAATACTTTGACTTTTTTAGGATTTGAATGTAAAATAATTCCAATAATAGTAATAGATGAATCTACTGCAAACACAATATAATAGTATTGGCATAGTTGCCAAACATTGCGACCTTTCAAAATTATTGGTCGCAGAAAATGAAGCTTCAAACTTTGATTTAGCGGAATTGTTTTGTGATTTTTGGATTGAAATTGAAAACATCGCTGATGAAATTCAAGCGTATGAAGCGAGCGCCAATCCTGAAAAGGTAGAACCTGAAAACTATGCAGAAAAAACAGCATTATTAAACGGTGGTACATATTTAGACTGCTCCGAAAAACAAAGACCATTTGATGGCGTTTACAAAATAATGGCGTACTATTCTTATGCCAGGTATATTGTTTTAAATGGCTTTAATGATACTGCTAACGGAATGGTGACGAAAACAAATGAGTTTTCTATTCCAAAAACATTAAAGGAGTTGGAAGCATTTGCGGATAAATACCGAAATATGGGTAAAATATCATTTGAAAGAACGGTAAGATACATTTGCAAAAACACAGCGATTTTTGATTACGCACATTGCCCAACCGAATGCGGTTGCGGGTCTGAAAGTTGCGGAAGCACAAAAGCAAAAGGATATGGATTCAGAAGCAGAAATATAAACAAATGAGTTGCGAAAAATTAAGGGCGGGTTTAGATTTATCGTGCGGTAATATTGTCAAAAAATATTATCAACAAGCCGTTTTGGTTAATCGTGAAGACGTTTTAAATAAGCGTATTCTAACGAGTACGTTATCTATTGAGGATATTTACACTTGCCGACATAAAGTTGCTTTTAATTTAAGAACTGATAAAAGCGGTTTTCTTTTTTCGGCTTCCGAAAATTCAAGCTCTATTTTTGGTGTTGTTGAAAAATCTATTGTTCAAGGCATTCCGCAATATCTACATTCAGTAACCATTATAGTTTTAGGCGTTTCACAGGCGGTTAAATGTGTTTTGAAACAATTGGATTATGCGGATTATTTTGTGGCGTTACAGTTGTATGACGAAACGATTGAAATTTACGGTTTTGAATTTGGAATGACTACGGACAACTATACTTATGACCCGATGAATAGTGACGGAGGCGCAATAATAAAACTGAAATCTTTGGGCGATGCACTAGAAGATGAATTGCCGTTTATTTATGATGGTGATTCCGTAGATTTTGACAATTTATTTGCGGACGTTATCTTTACGCCTAGCGGAGATTTTAACAACGATTTTAACAACGATTTTAACAATTACTAGCAATGGCTACACCAACATACGCAACTGTCATCAATCAAATAAATACGTTCATTGTAGCCAACGCAAACAATGAAATTACTGCCAATGTTTTAAATCCAATATTAAAAGTAATTACAGATTTTGCTAATAATACAATAGGCAATCTTACAACTCTAACAACTACCGATACCGATACAATTGTAGGCGCAATTAATTCTTTAAAAACTGCTTTTGAGAATTTGCAAAATAACGGTGTTCAACTTTCAACGGGATATGATGATCCAAATGTAACGCCTCCTGCAAGTTATGGTTATGGTGATTTCTATATGGAATTGGATATTGCAGATGATTCACCTATTCAATTATGGCAATGGAACGGTACTGAATGGACATCTTATTCCAGTGTTTACACAAAGGCTGAAATTGATTATTTATTAAGCAATTATTACACAAAAAGCGAACTATTAACACAAATCGGATTGCCAACAGATGGTACAAACGAATTAATCGAAAAAGGATTTAATCACGTTATAAATTTTGATTGGTTTGTTTTCGCACAAGTTTACAGATTTAACGGAATTGTAACCGAGAATTTAGTAACTGACACAATTACATTAGATGCCGCACCAACTACAACAGATTATAAAAGATTTGATGTAATTGTTTTTAATGATGACTTTACTTTTAGCGTGGTAAAAGGCGATGAAGGATTGAATCCTGCCATACCTAAAATTGATATTAAAACGCAAATACAATTAACTGTTATTTTAGTTGAGGCAAATACAACCGAGCCAAGCTATGTTACAAAACAATTAATGTATGATGAAGGACTTGGATTGCCAACTGAATTTGCAGCAACAAAAACAGGTACTTCAATAACTATTGGAAGCACAGAGCAATATTCAAGCGGAACAAAAAGCATAAAAGTTGCCAATCCAATAAATTCAAATGTTTTATTTTTAGATAAAGGTACTACATTTAATTCTTTAGACGTTGACACAATTAGTTTTAAGGTTAAAAATGTAACCGCAGGAAATTGGCGATTTTATCTTTATTCTTATAATTCAATAGGTGGATTTTATCAGGGGACTGCCACAATTAAGAACGGAAGTTATGGCTACAATTCGAATAATATAACCGACTGGCAAACAATTATTGTACCTATAAGCAAAATATTAGGCACAGGCGAAGTTTTCAATACTGGTTTTGCCCTTACTTTTTTCAATAATTCATTAGGTACATTTTACTTCGATGAATTTGCGATGCAAGGCAATTTTACAGAAACGCCACAAGTTTCAAGCGGTGCAATATGGGGTAAAATTACAGGAACGCTGACTGACCAAACCGACCTAAAAAACGCATTGGATTTAAAAGCAAATGTAGCTTCTCCAACTTTTACAGGAACGGTTTCGGGGATAACAAAATCAATGGTTGGTTTAGGAAACGTAGATAATACGAGCGATGCAAACAAGCCAGTTTCAACAGCGCAACAAACGGCTTTAGATTTAAAGTTAGATGATGCAGATGCCTTATCACCTGTTAGCCCAACCAATAAATTAATTACACAAGATGATATTTCAGGGCTTGGTGGTGGCGATATGCTAAAATCAACTTATGACCCATCAAATGTAAATAGTGATGCTTTTGCTACTGATAATTTTAAAAACGCAACTGTTGCAAAAACAACACCAATTGATGCTGACAATTTAACGCTATGGGATAGTATTTCAAGTTCATTTAAAAAAGTAACGTGGGCAAATATTAAGGCTACTTTAAAAACTTATTTTGATGGGTTTTATTTTCCTAAGTACGGAACCCGCATAACTAACGCAACCGTAACAGGAACCTACACGCTTAACCACGCTTTAGGCAATGACTGGAAATTAACGCTAACAGGTATTACAACCATAGCTGAAAGCAACCTACCAACAGGAACAGATACCATAGAATTTACCCTAAAAGTTACTGGCAATTTTGGTTTAACCGTACCTGCTTACTGGACTGTTTTAGGAGATACTTATGATGGAACAAAATGGAATTTCTTCGCAGTACAAATTCACAAAGGCGATGCAACGCAAGAAGCAACTTGTTTTATTTCTAATTTTTAGGCTATGGGAAAGAAAATGTTAATGAGGAAATTTGGTGGTGCAATAGGCACAAACAA